AATATCACCTTTCATATTCATACCTCATACCTCCCTATTTTATAGTTAAGTGTACATATTCTAGAACCATGCCACCCTGTAAGTTTATTCTTAACAACATTCAAGTGTCTCTGCAAGTCTTCTGGCTCATCTACGTTAGATGTTTCTTGCTTAGGTGGATTCTTAGCAATCAGTATCATCAAGTCAGCTTCTGCTGCCTTTCCTGTACGACTACCTTCCATCATAGCTTGGTTCAGTATAACCTTACCTTCAGCATCAGCAGATAATTGAGACATATAGAATACTGCACACTCATGTTGCTTGGCAATCATACGAGCATGTATAGCATTAGCTTTGAGTGCTTCATCAGGTCTTGAAAAACCACCTGTCCTAGCAAACTTATCTCCCATATCTAACACAACTACGTCAGGCTTATAAGATTTACATACACTCTCAACCCATGCCATGTCACGGTTGGAAGCATCTTTAATCTTTATATTTTTCTTTATAGGCTCGTACAAGTCTCTTGCCTTAGTAGGGTCTGCTTTTATCTCTTGCATAGTCATGCCTGTTGATGCAGTTAAATATCTAGCACCAACTCTGTGACTACCTTCTTCGTTACACAACACAATACAATTAGCACCCTGATGTGCCAAACCTTCAGGTCCTGCAATCATACTTGCATGAAAAGAAGTCTTACCTGTATTAGGTCTAGCACCTATCTCAATCAAGTGTCCTGCATTGACACCACTGACCTGTCTAGTCAAAGCAGGTATATTGAAGTGCCACCTAGCTTCTAAATCATTCTTAGCTAGTAGTGTTTCTATATCCATGTCATCCCATTCTACATTTAAGTCAGGTGTGAAGTCATCATTGTGTTGCTCAATCAAACGTCTCAAAGGCTCAAGGCTAGTCTGAGACCCATTAACATACTCAAAGCCTAAGTTAGCAACATCTTCTCCTACTACCTGCTGAAATAGTTTTGACAACACTTCTTGTGCAACGTCACCACCTAGAGGTGTCTCTTTCTTTACTTGAGCAAACAGAGAAGAGTATGCCTGCTTCTGTGCAGTAGTTAGTGTAGGATTGTTAGACATAAACAATGCTTCAATCTCGTCAGGTGTCAGTGTCCTTTCATACCTATCCATTGCTGTATCTATTGCGTTCTTTATCTTACGAGCATCCTTACTGAATAGTCTGTCAGGACATTTTGCTCCTCTGTGTTCTGAATAAAATTCTTTATCCATTAAACTTCTTAATAGTGCTAGTTCCATATTATATCTCCTTTGGGGTTAGGTTCATTAAATTTATTATATCTACATCATTCTTATATTTCAAATCATCTGTTAACTTCAGTACGTAAACATTCTTTACGTATGCTTTTAACTCTTTAGCAAAAGATAGTGTCTTAGGTAATGCATCAGGGTCTAGTGCTATAATAGCTGTTGAGAATCGTGTCATATACTCTTTATGAGCTTCAGATAATGATGTACCTAACACAGCTACCCCAACATATGCATCACTACCTACAACTGAAGCACTGACACAATCCTCAACAACAACTGCGACACTACCACAACCATATACAAAAGGCAAGTCACTTTTTCCATATCTTTTCCATTTAGGTAATCGGTTGGTGACAGACCTGCCTACTGCATCTAGGATAGTACCATTGTGGGTGACAGGGAATACAACACGTTTTTCTTTTACATCATAATGTAAGTCTAGTGTGTCAACATCTAAATCCCATAGTTCACAGAACTCCATAACCTCTCTTCTATATCTGTGAGGTACAACATAATCAGGCAGTACAAATTCTACTTCAGATTGTTGTATGCTAGTCTTTTTAATATCATCTACAGATAGTCTGACTTTACTGTTACCACTTATATCACACGTTACTTTGTAACAGTTCCATAGTATACTACCCATATTGTTTGTAACAGTAAATGTTTTATAACCATTACAAGATGGACAGTTTAATCTTCGTGTCTCTCCGTTAGATATATCTAAGTCTTTTATGTATTCTTTTATGTTGTTCATAGTATGTACCTCTGGGCAATGACAATGTCTTGTAGCATGGATTTAAACATCCGTCAAACTTTTTCTTAAATTTAATGCAAGATTAGCACTAGCTAGTGTATTCTTCATGTAAGGCTTAACACTTTGAGGATTAGTATGACCTGTGACTGCCATAATATTACCCATAGAAACACCTGCATCAACCATCTCTGTTGTACCTGTTCTTCTTAGATCAGACAGACGTAACTCCACAGGAAGTCCTGCATCATTCATTATGTCTCTAGCTAGTTTAGGTAGCCTATGTTTAGAATAAGGCTTGTAGACCCCCTTAGAAGGCTTTGTACAGGGTGCTACATACTCTTGAAACCCATAATCTTGTTTCTGCTGAGTAAGCATCTCGCATAGTGACTCTGATATAGGTAGAAACACTTCTGCCCTACGTTTAGATTGTTCTATGTGCATTTTATTTTTATCCAACTCTAGGTTCTCCCATTTTATTACTCGCATATCTCCAAGTCTTTGACACCACTCATATGCCATCTGTGCAATCAAGCCTATGTTTCTTGTGTGAAAGTCTTGATAAGCATAGTCAAGGAACGTGCAGACATTATCTTTTGTCCACACTACCTTTCTTGCTACAGGTGTCTTTCTCTTGATGCTTGTGAAAGGATTGATATGATAATGCTCCATATGTATAGCAAAATTATATACAACCCTTGCAACAGACATCACATGATTAGCTAAGTGTATACCTCTTTCACACCACATCTCATATGATATCTTTGCCATTTTAGTAGTGATATCAGAAATCTTGATACTGCCTAAAACTTGTGCATTATCCGTTTTTGTATCAGATAACACACTCAGAAAGTATTGATATTGTACTTTAGTTTCTTGACGTAAGTTCTTGAAATCAAAGGATAAATAATACTTATCTATTAAGTTTGATAATTTCATCTTAGGCTGCCATCAACGACTTGAACTCAGGTGATGATACCCATTGTGATACCTTCTGCTCTCTTGCCCACATAGATTGTGCAACAGTATCCTTACCTGTGTTTCGTAGTGTGAAACCATTTCTCTCATCTGCATAAGATGCATAGTTTGTGAAGGCAGAATATAATGCAAACACATTCTTACCTCTCTTAGATATTTCTACGCAAGCTAACTCGTACATCTTCTTAGCTAACTTCTCTGACTTGATTATCTTCTCCAGTAAAGTCTTACCATCTACGTTGAGTGGTGTATCAGCCATTGACTGTAGGTAACTTTGTCTTGCATCAAATGTACTCTTAGAGTTCTTGAGTTCTCGTATAAAAGTCTCTATGTCAAAGCCTGATGTATTCTTCTTACGCACTGTGTCGTACTCTCCTGTAATCTGACCATTAGTACAGTAAGTATCTATAGCACCAAAGTGTGCTTGATTAGAACATGAGCCATCAATAGCATGTAAGCCTATAATTCTCTCATTGATAACTGTCTGATGCTTAGCTGTAGTTATAGTATGTGATACACTAGGTAATGTTATATCTACTAATGACCATGCGTTGTTCCTAGCACTTCTCAAAGAAACCTTTGCACCATACAAATCTCTGAAGTCACGATTGTCTTGTATAACATCTTCCATAGCATTAAAAAATGCAGGGTGTGATGCACACTTAAAGCCACTACCTACAATACCCATGTATTCTCCTGTATCTTCTCTGACTACATACTTGTGGTCTCTCATCTTAGTAGGCTCATAAGCTACCTTGAAGTCTAAGTTCTCATCTAATTTAATTAATTTGTCTTGTACTATATCTAACGGCATAGTTATTCTCCCTTTCTATTGTTGTAGCTTAACAACTTGTTAAACTGATTTATAATTGTGTTGTATAAGATATTGAGACAGAAGTCAAGTCTTATATTCATAAGACCCACTCCATCTTGTATAGTGTCCATGCTCACACTCAACTTTAGCACCTACTATACTAGCAAGTTGAAACTCCATTCCATCTAGCTTACATATCTGTTCGTAGTCTAGTGGTACTTTTTCGTCTGTGTTAGCATTGATGCTACGTAAGTCCTCAAGCATATCTAGTATCTGTTTTGCTTGATGTTTAGTTAAGTTTAGTATCTTATTTATTTCTTTTGTTTTCTTTTTAGTCATTAGTATCTCCTTTCATAAACTTCAAACCCAAACTCTTGACAAAATTCTTCTAATGTATCAAGTTTAGGTTTCATTTTATTTTCATATCTAATATTATTCTTTAAACTGTCCAACATATTTTCTAAAGAATGAAACTCACGATAATTATTTGCAGTATAAACATAATCTCCAATACCATCATAGTCAAATCCCTCTTCATCATATTGCGTTTTAAGTATATATTTTTTCTTATAAGGTGTTGTATATTTATTACTAACACCTCTAGGCATTTTTCTCCAATCCAAGTAGTCATGTAACCAATACACCTTACCCATTATAAACCAAGGTAAATCCCACTCATCTGATATCTCGTAGAAATTTTGAAACCAACGTTTAGGATGATTTATCTTTTTCTTTTCATCATCCCAAAAAACATCATACCAACACCAACGTTCTATATATCCATTCTTGTCATATTTAGGCATACTACACCTCCAATGCTATGTAAATACATAATGCTATTATTAATAGTTTACCATAGTCTAAGTCATACTTAGTACTCTCTCCATATTTCTCTTCAAAGTGTGCTATTATTCTGTGCCACATATTATATCTCCCTTTCTATTTCTTCTATTTGATTACACAATATGGTAATTACTTCTGTGTTGTATTGTACACAACCATCATTACCTGTCAAGACCATAAGTGCCTTACGTATTTCTTCTAGCTTGGTTCTCTCAAGTGATTTGTATATATGAGTACCTTCAGTTAAATTTATTGTAGCCATTCTTATTCTCCCTTTCTATTTGTTATCTATATATACTCTCATGTGTGTTGATTCAGCTTTGCTC